AATGATACGGCGACCACCGAGATCTACACTCTTTCCCTACACGACGCTCTTCCGATCTTGTGCTCTTCGACAATCCGTTGCAGTACAGGCTGGCATCGTATTACGTGATGTTGACCTATCTCTACGATTGTTTTCCAGCGATCCCATACCTGCGGGCGCGGGGCGGGACGGACACGGGCAAGACGGAGGTGATGCTCCGCATTGGTTATTTGTGCTATCGGCTGATCATCTCGACGGGCATCAGCACGACTGCATCCTACAAGGACGCGATTGACACGTTTCGCGGGGTGCTGTTCATGGACGAGATGGACATCAGCGATAAGTTCGACGACCGCGGCGTGCTATTGAACGTGGGATATAAAAAGAAAACGGGCAAAGTCTGGAAGATGGTGGAGGTAATGATGCCTGATGGGACGAGGCGGCAACGTTCCGAGATGGCGTATGTGTACGGTCCCAAGATCATCACGATGTATGGCCGTTTCAAGGACGATGCAACGGAGAATCGATGTGTGACCTTTGAAATGTCACAGCATTCACCGCTGGAATTGAAGAAAAAGGGAATCCCCCAGGAATTGCCACCGAGGTTTTATACAGAACGGCAGACGGTGGTGAATAAACTCCTGCGCTGGCGTTTGGAAAAATGGCAAGTGGACGAATTCAGCATCAATGAGGATTTGACCGATTACACGATCAGCACCCGCCACAATGAGGTGATCAGGCCGTTGAAATATATTGCAAAAGACGATGAATCCATGTTGAAGGACATCGAGATGTTCGCGCGGTCACTGTATCACCATAGTGTGATGAAGCGATCTCAGGGATTGGATGCACGTGTGCTGGATGCGGTGATCGCCATCCTGGAAAACGAGAAGTATTCCAAGTATTTGTACATGGGCGAGTTGAATGGATTCGGAATGGCGAAATACGCTTTCACGCGTGACATTGCGGTGGTGGCAAACGAGGTCATGGATGAGATGAACCTGGGCGATGGGGAGGAGAACGCCGAGGAGGAACAAAAGGCGAAGCGGCGCGGCAAGAGCCTGACGACCAAAACAGCGGGGAGTATTTGCGAGGATACGCTGATGCTTCCAAGCCATCGTATGGGGAAAGGTTTTGTGATCGTGTTCGACGAGGACAAGTTGGAAGTGGCGAAGATCCGCTATGGGTTGACAGATGCGTTGCGGGCGGCGATGAGGGATGATGACGCTGGTCTCGATATGGCGAAAAACGCCGCGCCTACTCGACCAGAAAATCTTGAACAGGGTGCGATGTTCGATGAGGAGGTGGATTAATGAACCAAATGAACATTAATGAACATGTTTTCGCATCCTGCGATTCACTTTGTTTTGTCGCGGGAAAAATGGCGTTTATTGCGCGTAAGTGTGCGTTTTGGGCGGCTGGTTACAAAACAAATGTAGTTGCCGCCCCCAAAAAGTGGTTCATCGAGGTTCATTTGGTTCATTGGAAGGCTATTTTAGAACGATTATTCTATATCTTAATGAACTTAATGAACTTCGATGTACTTACAGGTTGCTTTCGGCTTTCATTTGTTATGGGTCTAAAAGAAGGTTTGGGCGGCTGGTCCTTGGGCGGAACGCCAAGTTCATCCAAGTTCATTTGGTTCATCGGAAAGGAAGGTTGAGATGGAATGGATCGGTTTGCTTTGCGTGATCGGCATGGTTTTGTGGATCGGGTGCGCGCTGGCGTTGGGGGGGGCGGCGGATGAGGTGCGGTGGAAGGCGCTGGATGATTTGAAGAAAAGGAAGGTTTGACATGTTTGGAGCTGGTAATGCTGTAGCAGATGGTGCGTGGTTGGATTGGCATTGGAGTTGATGAAATGAAATTCGATGAATTGATCATGGCTGTGTTGCGGTTTGCTCTGAGTGCGCTGATCATGGCACTGTTGACGCTGGCAATGAAGCATGGCCGCCGATGGTTTCGGCCTGTGAAGAAGTTTATTCGCACTGGACGATGGGCGAGTGGGCCGAACGCTCGCTGGAGAAGTGGACGCGCGACTCGTCTGCCTGTCCAGGCTACTGTGAAGGAGCCGAGGATGACGGTGGCGCGGGTCTTGACCGCATTGGCGCAGTTGGCGGGACAGAGTCCCAGGGCGGACACTCAGGTCCGCCCCAACAATCAGGATCCTAATAATGATGCGCCGCTGGATCTGAGATTTTAGGAGAGACCATGAAACGAACAATCATTCTTTTGGTTTTGGCTTTGCCGTTTGCGGCCATTTTGTTGGCGGGATGCGGGGATGAGCCCGCGCCGATCCCCACGCCTATTCCTGCCAACCCTGCGGAGATTGCGATGACGATGATGGCGCAGAAGGTGGATGCCGAGGCGACGCAGATGGCCGTGAATGTGCAGTTCACTGCAACCGCCCAGGTGATCTGGGTGACGCAGAATGTGCAGAACACGCAGGCGGCGCTTGGAGTTACCGAGCAGGCGCGCAAGGATGCGCAGGCGACCGATGCACGGAACCGCCAGGATGCGGCGGCGACAGAACAGCAGAAACGGGATGACGCGGCGGCAACGGAACAACGCAAACGTGATGAAGCGGCGACCGAACAGGCGCGGCGGGATTTGGAGGCGACCGCAGAGCAGGGAAGACAGAATGTGATCGGGACTGCCACGGCGCAGATGGTGGCGACGTGGAACGCGGCAACCCTGCAGGTGCTTCCGATTCACGATCAGTGGACACAACAGGCGGTTGCAGTCGAGCAGGCGCTGGCAACGAACGAGGTCGAGTTGAGCAACCTGGAAGTGAAACAACAGAGCGATAAGAATACGCTGGAATGGTTGATCCCATTTCTGATCTCGCTTGCCATGACTGCATTGGTTTCGATGTATGTGATCCGCCGCTCGCGGGTGCGGGAGATCAAGAATGATGAGACTGGCGAGACTGATGCGGTCATTATGGATAACAAGAAGGCATTCAAGCCACAGTTGATGGCGCGGCCGCTTATGTTGTTGGAAGTTGGCGCTGAGCATGTCGATCCAAAAGAGCAGTCAGAAGTGACACGCAGGGCGCAGGGTGTGCAGGCATTGAAGGCTCTTCCTGCGAATGTGCCGCCGCAGATGTCTACAAGTCTTTACAACAATGTTTTTGGAAATGTTCAACAGGATAAACCAAGGATCGAGATCGTGGACGCCGAGGTGGTGAAGGAATGGGTGGAGGATGTGACCCGCCAGGCAGACGATAAGGAGGCGCGATGATCGCAAATATGGCTTCTTCCTTGAGCAAGGTTCCCGTGCGTGCGTCAAGTCGCTATGTTCCAGCGGCACAGACAGCGGCTGAGATCATTTTGGAAGTGCTGAAGTCTTTACGCGGCACGGACCCGAGCCTGATCGAGCGCTGGGTGTTGACAGAGACCAACGAAGGCGAGGCGCTGTTATTTGCGGTGGTGGATGACCTGCGCGTGCAGAGTTACCAGCCGTGGGTGACTGCGTTGCACGCATTGAGCACAAGTCTGCGAGGACGGGATGTTTTTATCAGCAATACAACGGGCTTCCGTTATGCAGTGTTGCTTTCTGATCGGCCTGCGCTGCCGAAGGAGATCCTTTTCCCTGGCGTACGCAAGGGCGTGGTGCAGATCGGGATGCGCTCGAACGGACGTCCGCTGAATATGACGTGGGATCAGTTGGGGCATGTGCTGGTGGCGAGTGAAACGCAATTTGGCAAGTCCACGTTCCTGCGTCTACTCTTGCTTCAGGCGCTGGCCGAGGGACATCGGTTTTTGTTGGGCGATGTGGATGGGCGAACGTTCAGCCGCATGAAGGGCGACCAGAGCCTGATGATGCCGATCGTCAACAATGAGGAGGGATTTGCCAACTTGATCAAGATGGCAGTTGGCGAGTTAAAAAGGCGTGTGCGTTTGTTCGAGGAAGCGAACTGGCATCCAGATAATTTGAGCGAGTACAACGAGAAAGCAAGCGAGCCGCTCCCGCCTGTGATGGTGATGATGGATGAATTTTCGAGCATCGTGCTTGCACTGGGCGGGCCGAACAGTGAGTTCGCCAAGATGGCAACGCAGATCGCGTGGCGCGGGTTGAAGTTTGGAATCCGCCTGGTTTTGGCTGGGCAGGATTTCAGCAAGGATATTGTTGGACCTGTGCGTGAGCAGATGCGAACGAGGTTGTGTTTCCGTGTGGAACGCCCAAGCACGTCGGATGTCGTGATCGGGCGACGCGGCGCGGAGCGGCTGATTTATCCAGGGCGAGCAATGATGCCATCAGGACTGGTGCAGACGTACCTGGTAGCAAAGGATGCGCTCGGAAGCGGCGACCAGGCTAAGGGTCCGCAGGTGAGCGAGGCGGAGAAAGTGAAGATCGGACAGATGGTTGAGCAGTTCGAGGGTAGGGCAGATCTGTCGGGCATCCAGGAGGTCTACGGCATGAACGAGCGGGCGGCGCGGCGAATTCGGGATGACTGGGCGAGCCGCGGGTTGATCGAGAAGCGGGCGAACGCCAATAATGCCTGGTTTTTTGTCCAAACGCCCTGGGCGTCCAAACCCGTCCAAACGGCGTCCGAGCGCACAGACGGTGTCCAAACCAGTTCAGGGTTTGTGGCCGCCAGAAATGTTGGCAAATTCTTAACCGTCAATAATCATCTATCGAAAGGAGTTACGGAATGAACGACATGATCTACATCGGCGAGGACTTGGGGATGGGGGCGAATAAGGTTTGGGGACCTGCAGGCGGGTTGCAGGTGGTGAGCCAGGTGGCAACGAGCGCGGGCGGACACCTGGAAGGGATGACTGGGTTGAAGGCGAAGCGCCGTCCGATGGAGGTGCGCGGTGGTTTCGGCGCGTTCTACATCGGGCAGGGAGCGCACGAGTATGGGCGTCCTGTGGAGAACCTGGATTTTGACCGTTTGACGGGCGCGCCTGAAATGCGGGCGTTGCTGTATGGGACGCTGGCGGATTATCAGGCGATGCATGGCGCTTTCGCCGTGCCGATCTCGCTGATGGTGGGACTGCCGTTGCAGATGATGGTGGGGGAGAAGGCGAAGGAATTCCAGAGCGGCGTGAAGTCGTGGTTGAAGGGTGTCCACGAATTCGAGGTGGACGGCAAGGCGCACAAATTGGAGGTTGGACAGGTGCGATTGACGAGCCAGCCCGTGGGCGCGCTGTTTGATTATGTGCTGGATGAGGCTGGTCAAATTCAGGCGGAGCGAGCGGATGCGCTGTTGGACGAGGTGGGGGTGATCAGCGTGGGCTTTAACACTGTGGAGTTGATGGTAGTAAAAGACCAGGGCGCGGTGGAGCGGTTTACGCAGGGCAACACCATCGGTGTGCGTCGTTTGCTGGAACTGATGAATCACGCTGGTTTGTTTTCGCTCGGCGAGCTGGATGAACGCTTGCGGGCGGGACGGATGAAGAGCGAGTTGAAATCTGCGCTTCCCATCTGGGGCCGCGAGGTGAACGGCGAGATCGAGAAGCGTTGGGGGCAGTCTTATCGCCGCTTTGCGAGGGTGATCGTTGTCGGTGGCGGCGCACTGATTTTGAAGGATGCGCTGACGGCGCAGTTCGGGATGAAGGCGTTTGTGCCGAATCTGCCTGTGTTGAGCATTGCGCGCGGGTTGTGGAAGTTGGCGAATAGGAAGTAACCCCCAGCCCCCTATCCCCCCGTCCCCCTTTCCCCAAACGGAAGAACTCGTTTGGAGAAAGGGGGAGATGAGGAGTGAACCATGGCGAGACCAAAAGATAAAGTACCAAGTGAGCGTGTGCGGATTGACGGGTATTTGAAGCGGGGCGTTGATCCGCAGGTGGATGCGTTGCTGGAGTGGCTGGATGGATTGCCGCCGAGAAAACGCTTTCCGTTGGTGATGCGCCGCCTGATGATGGGGGGGGTGATCGAGACTGTCATCGAGGATGGGGATGTGGTTGCGGCGCGCAAGGCGGCGGATGAGATTATCGCGGCGTTTGTGGTTGATGATGATTAGGAGGCTGAGATGGCGGTGTATGCAAATCAAACGAGTGTGTCGCCTGATCGTTCGCGGGCAGAAATCGAGCGGACGTTGCAACGCTATGGAGCGACTGGCTTCATGTACGGCTGGTCGGAGCGCGGCGCGGTGATTGGGTTCATGCTGAATGGAAGGCAGTATCGAGCAGTTCTCGAAATTCCTGCGCGTGACGCATTTCGAAAGAGCGAGCGTGGCCGCAGTCGAACGGTAACGCAGATGTCGAATGCCCATGAGCAGGCGCTTCGTCAACGCTGGCGCGCGCTGGCTTTGGTGATCAAGGCCAAGTTGGAAGCCGTGAATAGCAATATCAGCACGGTGGAAACAGAGTTCCTGCCGTGGATGGTTCTTCCGAACGGGCAGACGGTCGGTCAATGGATGATGCCGCAACTGGATGCGATCTATCAGAGCGGGAAGATGCCGCCGTTGTTGCCAGGCGGAGATGAGTCCGTTGACGGTGAAGTAGTCGGAGACTAAGAGATGCAAAGACCAATCATCATCGAAGGCCAACCCTTCGATTGGAAGGATGGCGAAAAGAATATGTTGAATGCAGTTGATGAAAACGGAGAGGTGAACTGGTTCGCTGCCATGAATGCCGATCCTGGTGTAATGCGATGTCCTAAATGCCAGGAATGGTTATGGCGTGAAGGTATTAAAGTCAAATGCCCAACATGTGGCGAGATTATTTTAGTCAATGGAGGCTGAAATGTATCGTGTTGCTGTGTTGCAAAGGCCCGATGTGAATTGTGAATTTTTCGATGAGATCGAGGATGCCGAAGAGAATGCCATCATTCAGAGCGTGGATGATGATGTGTATGGGGTTTGGGAGAATGATGGCGGAAGTTTGGTTTTGATTGCATATCAACAAAACATCTATTCGCAATAGGAGCGCTGTTATGAATCTGAAACCGAAGTGTGCGGTGTGTAAGAAGGAATTGGCTGAGAAATATCGCCAGGTGCTGATGATTGGGCCGCAGGGGTATCGGCGGTATGCGCTGTGCGAAGGGTGCGCGGGGAAGGCGGAGAGGAAGAACCTAACCCCCAGCCCCTTCCCTAAAGGGAAGGGGAGCGCGGTGCGGAAGGCAGGTGTGTGATGGACGACAAACAGGGTCAAGTCAATTTCAAGCGGGCTGAATTTTTGGTGAATACGTCGGTGGATGATTTGCAATCGTCTCTGGAGCATTATGAGGCAAACGAGGATGATATTGCTGTCATCCGACTGGGATTGAAATGGTGTGAACGGCGCGGCGAGAAGACAAAGGCGCTTCTGCTTCGCAGGAAGTTGAAGAAATTGGAGAAGGAGGCCAAAGATGGCTGATTCTGGCGTGCGGGAATTGCCTGATGATCTGGAGAACATCGGCATGGGGTTGGAATGCGCGGAGTGCGGTAATCGCACATCCTGGCTTCCGTGCTGGAATTGCGGCGGGGAGGGCGGATGGGATGGGAAGAACTGCAATTCGAGGATCCGTTGTGGTACCAGCCTGGCGATTATCGCCTATGTGATGAGTGCCGAGGGAAAGGCGGCCACCCGTATTGTCTGGAGTGTCGGAAGGTTGTGAAGGTGAAAAAGGAGAGCGAAGATGCCAGCGTATCCATTTCAAACTAGGTTTGTGTTTCCGATTTTGATTGGGGCAAAGCCGCACACGGTTCGCAGGCGGAGGGTGAAGAGACCGACCGTGCCAGGGGATCGGATTCAGATGTTTGTGAATTGGCGGACGAAGAATGTGGTTCGGTTCGCTATTGCTCCGTGTATCAAGGTCGAGCCGATCATTATGTACCCGTGGGAGCGCAAAATATTGAGGGCAGATGAGGCGGGAGTTTATGAGTGGATGTCGTTGCGGGAGGTAGGCGAGTTGGCAGAGCGAGATGGTTTTGCTGATCTGCTGGCGTTTTTCGATTTCTTCAAGCAGTATCGGGATGAGATGCTGGATGATTTCGAGATCATCTGGTGGGACCCGAGGAGAGTGGAGGTGATCCCTGGGGTGAAGATGTGGAGCGCTTCAAACCTAAGAAAAGTTTATATATTTTCTGGAACAACGTGGGGGAAAACACGTTGTCTAGTCGGGAGAAAATTCGAGGATGTTTATGCGGATCGGATTACTAGGTTTAGTTTTGAAGTTCCGCACTTAGATATTTATGATGGCCCGCCAGAAGATTTGTCGGACGAAGAATTCAAGACAGCATGGGAAGCACGGAGGATGCGATGAAACACGCTGATGCTTTGAAGATTGCCGAGGAACTGGTGGAGTGCTTGCGGCCTGTCTGTACGCGCATTGAGATTGCTGGCTCGATCCGACGCGGGAAGGCGGATGTGAAGGATATCGAGATCGTGGCGATCCCTGATCTGACGCCTGTCCCCCGTCCGCGGGCGGAGTTTGGGAAGCCAATTCCGAAAATGTTCAAGACAAAACTGGATGCGATTCTCGAAGAGTTGTTTCAGGAGAATAAACTTCAGCGCGAAAAGGATGGCGAGAAGTATAAAAAACTGATCATTGATCCACAGGAATTTGGCGTTGATGGTGAGCCTTGGGGCGGTAGTACAACCCTCATTCATCCAGTAAAAGTTGATCTGTTTCTGGTGACGCCGCCTGCGGAGTGGGGCGTGCAGATGGTGATACGGACGGGGCCTGCGGAGTTCAGCCATTGGTGTGTGACGCGGGTCCGCAATGGCGGCGCGATGAAGAACACGCATCGGGTGCAGGATGGGGCGGTGTGGCTGGGCGATCGAGAGGAGAAAAACCCTGATCCGAGTACGAAACTGTCCATGCCTGAGGAGATTGATTTTCTGAATTTTCTCGGGTTGGGGTGGATCGAGCCTGGGGAGCGGGAGGCGAGATGGACTCGTTGATCAGGATCGAGAATGGTCTCTCTGCGGATTGGATGCAATTTTTGCATTACATGAGCAATGAGGAGATTCGATGGCGGTTCCCCGATGGTTCGGATGTGAAGCGGTGGCAGGATGGGGGAGTGTGGCACGTGCAGGCGAGCTTTCCGTTTCGCAGGGTGTTGGTTCATCGTGCGATGAGGCGTCCGCTGTGCGTGTGGAGGATGCTGGATGGGGAACGGGTGAGCGAGGCGATCCGCATGGCGCGAGAGTTATTCGAGTTGACGGCGCGGCAGGCGGCACAGTTTTCGTTCATCCGTTTTTTGCCAGCGGGGGCAGAGGATGGGATGGATGTTTATGGCTGTGTGCTGATTCGGGCGGGGTGGGCGCCTGAGAAGTGTGTTGTGATCGGTTGATTATGGAGAGACCCCCATCCCCGACCCTTCCCCCAAACGGAAGAGCGCGTTTAGGGGAAGGGAGTGTGATTGCATCAGCGACTCATGTCGCTGACACGGACAATGGCGGCATGAAGCCGCCTTGTCCAGGACGGAGATAACGAATGGAAAATCTGGACGGGCAGTTATTGGACGGCGCGAAGCAGTGGAAATGTGCGAATGGCCACGTGCTTGGCGTGACAGAACGGGTCAAGGCCGAGTTGCAGGTGAACGGGAAGTCTCTGCGGTATTTCACGACGCGCCTAGCCCTGTTTCGGCAGGCTGTGGACCTAGAGATCGAGCGGCCAGCAGAGATCGAGGTATGCGGCGCGGTGGATGGCAGGATTTTGTCCATGCGGTGGCGGTGCTCGGTGGCTGGCTGTGGGTGTATCGAGGAGTGGCATCCCGCGCCTGATGTGGCGGAGTTGCTGGCGTCCACGTATTTGGCGGAGTAAAATGGAGACAAGCAGACGAGAGGATGAAATGGATAAACTTACTACAACAGTGACTGGTAATCTTGTCATCGGAGAGATATGCCCGAATTGTGGTGCAAAGGCTAAAACGGGTATTCATATTTGCGGCAAAGATGGCGAGCGCGTGTTTCTGATGGCAGAAAGTGTTTGGCGGGAATTTATTGCATCCAGATTAGTATTTCATGGGAGTTATCATGGGTAGCCAGTCAAGTTTACGATGGAGCCAAGGTATGAAAACGAGACGGAGGAAGAATGATAGAAATTTACGCAATAGAGATTTCGTCTGGAGAACGTAAAAAGATAGACGATTTGATGTGGTTTGAAGAAAATATCGTGAATTGGTTTGATGATTCGCTTTATGAATTTGAAATCTATGTTGATGGAAAAAAAGTGTTTGAAACGCATAATGCCGAGGAAGAATGAGCGACTATCTTATTGAAATTGTTTGTGCCGAGTGTGGCAACATAGAATTCTTTGACACCGATAGTCTTCCTGGCGGAAAAGAGCATTGTCTTTATTGCTCAGAGTGTTCCGCGTTGTTGCCTGCTCCGTGTGTTGCAGTGGATGGCAGAATGAGCGACTTGATTCAAATACGAGTAGCGCCAGCAACAATCAGGGATTGTTGTTTCTGCTTGAACTATTGCCAGGTACATTCCTGCTCGGATGGCCATTTTCGTTGCCATAGTTGCGCGAGTGAACTCGTTCTTGCTGGAAAAGGCGAGTGGGCGCAAGGTGCTGGGGGGCCGAGTGTTTCTCTGAATCATGTTCATGAATGGGGGTTGAGGCCTGAGATCAAACAAAAAATAAAAGCTGGAGATTTCTCTTTTATTACGCCAATTCATTTCTTTGACGCTTGACAAAATAGAACGAGCGTTCTGGATTGACCCACGAAAGGATTGGTTGTAAAATGACCGCAGAGTTGGCACTCACTGTGAAGGCGGCACGCATTATTTAACCGATAGCGTCTTCACCACAATCTATATTCGCAGGCAGATTCCTGCCACAGAGATACGTGTCGCCGCAAGAGTGCCAACTCCCGTCGATGTCGGTTCTGTGGCAGGACTTTGCGTTATAAAAGGAGTTGGCACAAATGAACACGAAAGGTAAAGCAAGCAGGAACGTTGAAGCGCTGATAAGGCGCAAAGAACTTTTGAAGCGCGTCAAGAGCATGCCCGCCGATGAAGTGGCCAAGTTGCTGGCAGGCAAGAAGGGGAAGACGAAGCGGGATTTCGTGAAGCACATCCAGACGATGCGGGACGCGGATGTATTGAAACTAGGAGCATCGTCTCGTCGTACGATTTTGACGCCGATGAGCGGGAAGGCGCGGCCAGACAGGACGGACATTGAGATCATGCAGGCGGATCGCGAAGCACTGGAGATGTTGTTGCGGTCGGTCCTGGCAAATAAGAGGCTGACGTGGTTGATCGTCAGCGCGTATCTGGATGAGCATAAGATGGTGCTCTCGCCCGTTGGCTGGATCGGCGAAGAATTGAAGGCGGCGAGGGCGGCGGTATGATCCAGAAGAAGGAAAAGGTTTCTCGCCAACGAAGATGGCAGATCAAGATGAGAGCGCGGGGGAGATGTCCGCATTGCGGGAAGAATGGCGGACTCTGTCTGAAAGCAAAGGAACGCGTAGAGCGGCTTATTCTGCGCCGTAGAGAAAACCATCTCTGTGTCCAATGCGGCGCTCCATCTGGCCAATTCAAATATTGCGAGGTTCATCGAAAAGCCAGCCGAGAAAGGATGAGAGTAATAAGACGATCAAAAAACACACGTTCTAAAAGTTGCGCCCAACACTTGACGCGCAGGCGAACCTGATTTAAAATTGAGGCACAACTAAATAACTCCGCAGGCCTAGCAACGTCAGTGACTCGTTTCACTGACATAGGCGATGATGGCAGGAAGCCATCTCGCCTAATGGCGGGGCCGTTTTTGACGAAGTGAGCGCTCGTCGTGCATTTTGCACGGCGGGCGCTTTTTGTTTTCCCACAACGTGCGTGGGACTTTGTAATCTCCGAGCGGAGCGGGGAAATCAGAAAAAGGAGAATTCCATGAAAGTCAATCGTTTGTTCGTTCTTCTGGTCGTGCTGATCGTGGCCGCGTTCTTCGTGATGCCCGCGTTCGCGCAGGGCGAGGAACCGCCCGTTGGCGAGGTGGTGCTTCCGACCGAGTTGGAAGCGTTGCTGGCGGCTGGCATCGGTTTTCTCGTGACCGCTGGTCTCAAGTCGCTCTCGACCCTGTTTGGCAAGGACCTGGGCGGATGGGCCGCAGTGCTCACGGCGTCGATCGTCACCACCGTTGTCTATTTCTTCAATGCACTGCTCTCGGCCATCCCTGCCGCGGCCGCGCCATCGGTGGCTATTGCGCTGACCCTACTCGTTTCCATCTTGAGCGCTTTCGGCATCCACAAGACCGTCAAGGGTTTCCAGCCCGTCCGCGCGAAGAAATAATGATTTGATGAAACAAGAAGGGGCGGGGAAACCCCGCCCCTACGGTGATTCTTATGGCAAACGGAAACACAACAGTCATCGCAGAGATGCGGGAGATCATCAAGGAAGGCAAGGCGGTGGATATCCAGACGCGTGACCGTTTGCTATTCACTGCCGTCATTGACATCTATGAACACCTGGAGCCGATGATCGCCTTTTACAAAATCGGAATCTGGTTTTTCAGTGGTCTGGGCCTTTCGATCCTTGGACTGATCGGCGGGATCATCACAGGGAAAGTGGAACTGGTTTTCAAATGATTATCAAAGAGCCGTGCATCATTGATACGTCTCACTGGGATGTGCCGAATTGGGACATCCTTGACCCGCGAGTGGTGGGCGTGATCATGAAGGCCACGCAGGGGAAGTATTTCGTGGACCCGACGTTCACCAGTCAATGGCTCGGGGCGGGACGCGTGAAGCGTCCGCGCTCGGCGTATCACTTTATGGAGTTGAACGATGTCTCGACGCAGGTGGAGAATTTTTTTACAGCCTGCGAGGACGTGGGTGCGATCGTTTCGGGGAGATGGATGGGAGAGATCGAGCCTGTGCTGGATGCGGAGATCGAGTTGACTTCGGCGGTGGCGCGGCTTTCGATGGCGGTTGGTATCACGAAGTCGAGACTCTCGCAGAAGAAACTGCTCGACCTGCAGGACCCTGAGCGGCACCTGGCGCGGAACCCCGCCATGGTGGTGAGGGCGATGCGGGCAGACATGGCGAAGAAATCTGTGTTTGCGGGGTTGACGAGCGCGGTGACGGCGAGTCAGTTGGCCGCGCAATATAAGGCGTGGCTGGATCTGGTGGAAGCGGAGTTGAAGGTCCGCCCGATTCTGTATGCGAGCAAGTGGACACTGGCGGCGGCTGGAAGTCCCGCGTGGGTGAAGGATTACAAGGGGTGGTGGGCGCAATATCCGTATGACCCAGACGGGCAGTCTGCGCCAGCGTATTTGCCGATCAATGCGATGGGGTGGTGGACGTGGCAGTACAGCGATAAAGGCAAACTGCAGGGTTTCACTGGCGATGTGAGTGTTTTCAACGGCTCGCAGGAAGAGTGGGCCGCAGAGACTGGCGGGGAGGTGATGATTCCGCCTGAGCCGCCGATTGGAGAAACGATGAATGCACATAATCCTAATGAATTGAATTTGCGAAAAGCCCCGATGGGCGAAATCATCAGGCTCATGCCTGCCAATACGCAACTCGAAATTGACGAGATCATTACCGCGGCGGATGGCAGTAAATGGGCGCATACCACCAACCAGCCCGTGAACGGTTATTGCGCGTCGTGGTTGCTGGTCTATGACGAAGCGCCAGCGGTCGAGACGATCTCGTTCGATGTCCGCACCAGCACTGGCAAGACTGGAACCGCAACCATCGAGTTGAAATGAACTATCAGGTCTCTGCTCTGTGGACAAAAAGCGGCAGTGCGCTGAGTGGGTATAAGCGCATCCTGCATGACTATGAGAGGGCGCCTTACTATCTGCCGCGCTCGATCAGTCCAGGGTATCTGCTGGATGATGACAAGGGCTTTCCAGAGATGTGTCCCGCGTATGAGTATCACTTTGTGCCGATGACGGAGCAATGGCAGAAATTCGAGTTTGGCGTGCTATCGCTCTATTCGCCAGCGAGCATGACTCTCGCGCAGCGCAAGAGTTCGTGGCGAAGTTTTTATGACACGGGCAAGCACTGACGAACAAACACGGTTTCAGCAAGGACCGCACGAAGGACCATCGGGACTACATCAATGGGACGGGCATGGAATTGGGACTGCCAGGACTGCAGTCCATCACGATGGGCGGGAACATCGTGAAGTTGATCGGTGAGCCTGTTTCCAAAGCAGGCGAAATGTGGCAACAGGTGGAGACATTGGATGGGAGGCGGAATCCGCCGTCCATCGCAGATGTGAACCGCGAGAAAACTCCGTGGTTGATCCATGTGGCGGTCACGTCCACGCCGTTCGGTTTCGATGGCAAGTGGACGGACACTGGGCCGTGGCGATGCAATCCGTTCCCGAATAACAACGGCGCGCATTGTTGTTTTCCATTTGTGGCATTGACGCCGCAGTTCATTCAGGTGGATCGGCTGGGACCTGTCTATCAGATGCCGCCGCATCCCTATAACCCGTAAGTGAGAGAAGAATGCCTGTCGCAAAGCCGAAGTTTGACCTGCCAGAAGAATTTCGCCAGTTGGCGCTCGGGCTGGAATTGCCCGAGGTCGAGCTGGATGAAATGTCTGTCGAAGAAGCCCGCCTGAAATCCGAGGCGGGGCGTTCGGCTCTATTTGCGTTGAAGGGGATGCCGAATCAACCTGTATGGTTCGAGCGATTCGAGCAACTGATCAACGGGGGGTGGCCATGGAGACAGGCCGCATTTATTGCGTGGGCATCCATGCCCAAAAACGGACGGATACCGAAGTCGCAGGAGGAACTTGCGAAGCGGGTTTTGAACTTGACCAGCGATCGAGCGATCAGCACGTGGCGGAAAAAGAACCCCGCTATTGATGCGATGGTAGCGGTTTTGCAATCCGCAGAATTATGGGATCACCGCGCGGATGCGTTCCAGCAGTTGGTGGAAGGCGTGAAGCGGGCTGGAACCGATTACAAATTCGCCAAGCACCTGGAAATGTTTCTGCGGATGACGGGCGACGATGTGCCCACATCCCAGTTGGTGGCATTGATTAAGCGAAAAGGCTCAAGCGGGCCGCGTGAAATTGACGATGACACGCTGGATGAACTGGCGGCAGGCGTAACCGAAATCAATCAGGGTCTGGCTGGCGAGGAGGAAGACGATGTTTCCAGCGGCTGACCTGCTGATGACACCATCGGAAGCCAGGACAGAGAAAGACCTGCGCGTGAAGGCACGCAGGAATTTCATGGCTTATTGCCAGTTCGTGGATCCGCGTTACGAGGATCAGCCGCACATTCGCTTGTTGGCGGCAAAACTCCAGCAGGTGGCTTTATACATTGCCAGCGGAGGCAAGCGCGGCATCGGACGTCTTATGATTTTCATGCCGCCCCAGCATGGCAAGAGTCAACTGGCAAGCCGTCACTTCCCTGCATGGCTGTTGGGATTGTTACCCGATAGCCGCATCATCCTGACGTCCTATGGTGAGAGCCTGGCCACCACGCACAGCAGGCATATCCGCGACATGGTCACGACCGAAGAATACCAGGCGATCTTCGGGAGCAAGAGCAACAAGATCTGGCCTGTGGAGCTGTCATCCGATTCACGCTCGACCGAGGCATGGGACCTTGCAAAACCCTACCGAGGCGGGGTAAAGGCGGCGGGCGTGGGCGGCGGTATTACGGGCTTGCCCGCGCATCTATTCATCATTGACGATCCGTTCAAGAACCGTGAGGAAGCCGAAAGCGAGGGGCGGCGCGACCTGGTGGATGACTGGTTTAAAAGTGCGGCGCGCACTCGTCTCAGGCCGAATGCGGCGGTGGTCATCTTCCACACGCGGTGGCATCCCGATGATTTAGCGGGGAGGTTGATGCAGAGGATGGTTAGTGATCCGCTGACGTCGCAGTACGAGATCGTGTGCATGCCTGCGCTGGCGCTGGAGAAGTATCCCACTGAGGACGAACAGCGCAAGATGATGCGGGATGGTGTGTTCCTTCCGCTGGCTGATCCGTTGGGAAGGTCGGGTGGGGCGGCGTTGTGTCCAGAGTGGTATGACGAGGCATGGCTGGCATCCACGAAGGCGGATGTGGGGCTGTACGATTTCGAGGCGTTGTATCAGCAGAGCCCGTTTTCCAAAGAGGGGAATATGTTCAAGCGAGATTGGTTCACAATCGTGGATGCTCCGCCGCGTGACGTATGGGCGCGGATACGCGCCTGGGATAAGGCGGCCACTTCTGGGGGCGGGGCGCGCACGAGCGGCGTGAAGATGAGTTGGGGCAAGGACGATTTTATTTATATCGAGCACACCGTTGCGGAGCAATTGTCATCTGCGGAACGGGATGAGTTCATGGTTTCGTTGGGGAAGGAAGATTATGCCAATGATGGACCGTTCATCATCTGGCATCCGCAAGACCCTGGCTCGGCTGGATTGGACAGTGCGCAGGCGTTTAACAATTTGCTGGCCGATAACGGATTGATCGGAACATTCGACCAGGTAACAGGCAGTAAAGAATTCTATGCAGGGATGCTGGCCACGAAGGCCAAGGGCGGGCGTGTGCGCGTGGTGCGAGGCGCGTGGAACGATGCGTTCCTGGATGAGATGGCGGCATTTCCGAAGGGCAGATTCAAGGACCGTGTGGACGCGGCATCGAGCGCGTACAACCAACTGCGTCAGATCGTGGAGCAGTTGAAGAACGACGATGACGAAGAAGTAATTTTCGAGGAGCGGGTGAGCATATCACCTGTGTAAACCCCACCCCCGTCCCCTCCCCAAATTCAAAGAACGAATTTGGAGAGGGGGGAAGGAAACAATGGCCGATTTTCGAAGCACTGTGATCGAGCGTTTTACTGGCATCAATCTCTCTGATGTGAAGGAGACGATTGAGTCTTTGCGCGAGGAAGCCAGGCAGGCGGAGTTCAACGAGGAAGTGCTGACCGAACGTATGGCCGAACTGGAACTGGCGCTGGAGGATGCGAATTGGATGCGCCTGATGTTCGAGAGCGAACATGAGTTCACGCGAGACGGCATCCGCAAGATCACCGACCTGGCGAGGATGATGTACATCAAGAATCCGCTGATCAACCGCGCAGTGCTGGTGATGTCTTTGTATGTGTGGGCGCAGGGCGTCAGTGTCAAATACAAGAATCGTGACTTGAACAAAGTATTACAGGATTTCTGGGACGATGAGAAGAACCGCACGGAGTTGACCAGCCACCAGGCGCAGATGCTCAAGCAGGTGGATTACGAAGTCGAAAGCAATATATTCTTTGTCTTTTTCACGCGGCCTTCGGATGGACGCGTGCGCGTCCGTACCCTGCCGTTCGACGAGGTCGCGGAGATCGTGAGCGATCCTGAAGATTCCAAGACTTCCTGGTATTACCTGCGCCGATGGTCTGAGAAGAAACTGAACAAGGCGACGGGACGCACCAGCACGAAACAACGCAAAGCCTATTACCCAGATTGGAAATACACGCCGAAGGTGAAGCCCGCGAAGATCGGCGATACCGAGGTGATGTGGAACTATCCCGTTTATCACGTGAAGACGGGCGGAATGAGCGCATGGAAATTTGGGGTGAGCCAGGTGTATTGCGCGATTGACTGGGCGCGGGCATATAAGGAATTTTTGGAAGACGTAGCGAGCCTGATGCGCGCCTACAGCCGTTTTGCGTGGAAGCGAATCACGAAGGGGAAGAAGGCAATTGCGGCGGAAAAGGCGAAATTGGCAACAACGCTAGCCAGCGGCGGAAGCAGTGAGAGTGAGACGAACCCGCCGCCCGTCACTGGGGCGATGGCGTTTTTGGGAGAGGGGACAGACCTGCAACCGATGCAATTACGCGGGGCGGCGATCTCTGCCGAGGATGGCAGGCGCTTCCTGTTGATGGTGGCGGCGGGCGTGGGACTGCCTGAGACCTATTTCGGCGACGTGAGCGTTGGTACGTTTGCGACGGCGAAGACGATGGACAGACCGACCGAACTGGCGATGAAGGAACGCCAAACGTTCTGGACGGATGTGTTTCGATCTATTTTCAATTTTGTTTTGTTGCAGGCGATGAAGGCAAATGATTCGCCGATCAAGAAGCTGGGCCGCATTGAAAAGACGCCCGATGGCGATGAGATCGAAGAAACGATTGTGTGGAATAGCGGCGTGAATACGATGCTCGATATTGATTTCCCGCCCATTTTGGAGAAGGACATTCAGGCGGCAGTGCAGGCAGTGGTGACGGCGCTGACGTTGAATGGCCAGCAGTTGACTTTGCTGGATGAGCAGACCGCGACGCGTTTGATCTTAAGGGCGATGGCCGAAGACGATGTGGACGAGATCATGGCGGAGTTGTTCCCTGATGGTGAGACGGTGCCTGCAGGGAGAGGGGAACCTAGCCCCACCCCTGGTCTCGATACGCCGAGTACGGCTACTCGACCACCGATGGGGAACGGGAAACTGACGCCGAGCGAGGCGTTGGTGAAGGAAGCGGCGCGGAAGTTGATCGAGGGGATCAGGTCTGAGATGGCGAAGGTGGCTGATGGGAATCGGTGATCAGTCCGCAGTCGTCAGCGCGCAGTCCAAGACGTTGCTCGAGGAGAGTGATGTCTTGTTGAAATTGGCTGAGGAGTTCGTGGAGGCCGTGCGGCGGTCGCAGAAGATGAAGCGCAGGGAGAGGATCGAGCGGAGTCTTGAACTGGCAATGCGGAAAGCGTTCCGCGAGCAGGGCAGGCAGTTCGAGCGAGGGTTGAGGAAGTTTCGGGATCGGTTTAGCCCCACCCCCAGCCCCTCCCCAAATTCGGAGAGCACGAATTTGGAGAGGGGAGAGGCCCCTATCCCCCCGCCCTTTCCCCATCTGAGTACAGATGGAGAAAGGGAGCTATCGGAGGCCATCCTGCCAACGGAGTGGATGTTTGTGTTCCATGCGGTGGCGCAGAAGACGCTGATGTTGTTCTCGAAGCCGATTGACGATGCGGTGAAGAAGTCGCTTCTGGCAGGCGCACTGGAAGAGATCGCGAGTTTGGGCGCTGGCATATCGTTCACATTGGTGAACCCGAGCGCAGTGGCGTACCTGGATCAGTACGGCGCAAGGATGGTGACGAAGATCAACGAGACGACGCGGGATTACATCGAGACCATCCTTGAGCAGGCGACCAAAGAGGGGTGGTCGTATGACCGAATTGCGGAGGCGTTGATCGAGCGGTACGAGGAGTTTGCGATCGGCAAGCCGCAAGCGCACATTGAAAGCCGCGCACACCTGATTGCCGTGACCGAAACAGGGAACGCATACACCGAAGGACGGTTGCAGGCGGCACAAGAATTGGAAGCGGCAGGCCTGGATATGGAGAAGTTTTGGGACACGGTCGGGGACGATAAGGTCTCCGATGGTTGCAAGGCGAACGCGGCGGCTGGCTGGATCAAGCTGGATGCGTCATTTCCGAGCGGACACCAGAGGCCATTGCGGTTCCCTGGGTGTAGATGCGACTTGTTGACGAGAGTGAAGAAACAGTGACCCCACCCCCGTCCCCTCCCCAAATTCAAAGAACGAATTTGGAGAGGGGAGTAAAGGAGAAGTATGGCAAAGAGAAACAGGCATAACAAGAGTTTGCGCGAGCGGATGATCGAAGAGATGCTTCCGTTGCTCGAGAAGTCCAACCTGGCGGAGTGGCTGGAGAGCCGCCTGCATATGGAGTTGACGCGCATTGCCGATGAGATGTTCGGCAATGGGAACGTGACGCGTGACGAGAGGAAGATTCTTTCTGGTGCGATCGGCGTGGCGCTCGATTCCTATCACAACTTCCTGCAGGAGAACGGGGCGCAGTTGTTCCAGCGCAGGCCGTGGGATGATGCGCCTGAAGCAGTGGATGGCGGGAGCGCAGTCAGCGAAGCGGAGGATGCCGATGATGATGGCATTGAGTTGACCGAGAGCGGGGCGAGGTCCATGTTTGTTCCGTTGATCGAGAAGGCGGTGCGTTCGGATGGCACCATCCCTGTGAAGATCATCAGGCCAGGGTGGGGATCGAGCGGGTATTACCCTGCGGAGGTGCTGGAGCGGGATGGGCCGAAGGTGTTCCAGAGGGGGACAAAGATGTATTGGAATCACCAGACACCCAGCGAGGAGGCAGAGCGTCCCGAAGGCGACCTAAATGCGCTGGCGGCTGAATTAGTTACGAATGCGCGGTACCAGGCTAATGGACCTGCGGGAGCGGGACTATATGCCGATGCCAAAGTATTCGAAACATACAAAACCCCTGTGGATGACCTGGCTCCTCACATCGGCGTGAGCATCCGCGCGTTTGGCAAAGCCCAGCACGGCGCGATGGAAGGACGCGAGGGAGCCATCATCACCGAACTGACGAAGGCGAAGAGCGTGGATTTTGTGACCGCGCCTGGCGCTGGAGGTCAGATCCTTTCTTTGTTTGAGGCGGCGAGAAGCCTAACCCCACCCCCGACCCCTCCCCATCGGAGTACCGATGGAGAGGGGGGTGGAAGCGGTAGCGCCGTTCAAAATTCAACCAGGTCTGGAGACCTGGAATCAAACCCCATGAAGGAGGCACGTATGGACGAACTGGAGTTGAAAAAACTGCAGGAGGCCAATGCCACGCTCCAGACCAATCTGGACGAGGTGAAGGCCAACAATGCCAGGATGCAAGAGGCTCTGGCGTTGCGTGATGCGAAGGACATAGTGCGGGAGGCGTTGGCCGCCAGCACCATGCCCGACGTGACGAAGGCGCGCTTGCTCGAAGCCCTGTCTGCGAACCCGCCGATGAAGGATGGCGCGCTGGACGGCGCGACGCTCAAGACGCGCATCGAGGAAGCGGTGAAGGCCGAGGCCAAGTACCTGGAGCAGGTGGCTGGCGTGGGCAAGATCCGCGGGCTGGGCGAGAGCCAGAACGAGGACGATGAATACGGCACCCCCGAGAAGTTGGAGGAGTCGCTGGCTGAGTCGTTTGCCGCGCTGGACCTGAGCGAGGCTGGCGCGAAGATTGCGGCGAAAGGCCGCGTGTGAGGTGAAGCATGGCAAAGAATATTGTTCATAAACCAGGCTTGGAATTGGATCTGGTCTGTTCAGATCCTACGACCCCCGCAAGCGGAGATCCCGTGCGCTGTGGAAATGTTACGGGCTTGGCGTTGACTGATGAGAGGTCTGATGGGAAGACCACCGTTGACATCGGCGGATTCGTTGCAGACCTTTCCGTCAAGGCTGTGGATGGAAGCGGCAACAGCGCGGTCGCCCTGTACGACCCGCTATGGTACGTGGACGCGGACACGCCAAAACTCAGCAAAAAGGCCACAGGATATTTCTACGGTTTTGCGCTGGAGACGATTGCTTCGGGTGAGACGGACACGATCAACGTCTGGCATCCGCCTGCGATGGGGACGGGGACGCTGGCGGCTGGTTCCATTGGCACCACGCAACTGGCGAACAACGGTGTGACCGCTGGCAAATTGACCGCGACCATGGCAACGGGATTTATCCCACTCCCACTGGCGGCGGCGCGCGAGATTGCTTCCAACGACATCGCCGCCTTAGCCGCACATGGCGGAATTTTGGCGAGCGACTCCACGCCGATCCTGAAGCGCACCAACGGCGCGACCGATAAGAAGTTGTACGTGGAGTGGGCCGCGAGCAACAGTGACGAGATCGCGTGGGACTTCGTCTATCCGCCCGACCTGGACGACTCGGCGGTTGTGACCGTCCACCTGTTGGCGAAGATGGACGGCGCGACCGACACGCCTACGATTGCGGTCTCGTACTTCGAAGGGATCGGAGATTCTAACGCGGGCGGGAACACCGCGGCGTTGAGCGACACGCTGGCCGAAGTGACCGTGGAGATCGCGGCCGCGGCTGTGGGCGCGGCTCCGACAGGCGCGAGTGTGGGAATTGTGCCAGGCGCACATACCACCGATAAAGTGCAGCTGCTGGGCGCGTGGATCGAGTACACGCGCAAGTAAGAAGAGGTGAAACATGGAAATGCTAGAACTGCTCGAAACCATGCGCTCGGAACAAGCGAGCGTGAAACGGTTGTTTGGAGGGGAAGGACAGCGCGTGCGCGTCGGCAGGCACAGTCCACAATATCTGGCGAAGCTCAGCGAGGCTGTAAAGTTGGTTGCGGATGTGTACAACGGCAAGCGGCCAATGCACTACCTGCAGGAAGCAATGACGACCAGCGACTTCCCGTATCTTTTCGGCGACATCCTGGACCGCCAGGTGTTGGCATCGTATCGCGAGTGGCCTACCACGTGGCAGAACTATTGCAAACGCGGCCGCGTGCGCGACTTCCGCACGGTGAAACGCTTCGGCGTGTACGGCGCGGATCAGGTGCTTGGCTCTGTCGTTGGCGAGAAGGGAGAATATCCCTACGAGGAGATCAACGAGGATACGCCCTATTCCTACGCGGTGAGCAAGTATGGCCGCAAGATCCGCTTCGCCTGGGAAACGATGGTCAACGATGACCTGGACGCGCTGAAAGACCAGCCTGAACGACTGGGACGCGCGGCGCGGCGTTCGGAGGAGAAATTCGCAACGCAGTTGTTCGTGGACGCGAGCGGTCCGCACGCTTCGTTCTACACCGTAGGCAACGCGAACATCGTCACGGGCAACCCTGCACTTTCGATTGCGGGTTTGCAGACCGCGCTCGAGAAACTTTCGAGCCAGGTTGACCAGAACGGCGAGCCGATCGTGATTGATACGGTCGAGCTGGTCTACCCGCCTGTTCTGGAAGTGACGGCGCAGAACATCCTGAACGCGATCACCATCGAGGCGACCGAGAAAGGCGGCACGAGCGCCAGAAAGTTGACGCTCCAGAACTGGATGAAGACCACCTTCCGCCCGAACAAGAACGCGTACATCCCGATTGTGGCGAGCACGGCCAACGGGAACACTTCGTGGTTCCTGTTCGCGAACCCCGACAACGGACGCCCCGCGATGGAACTGGGTTTCTTGATCGGCCACGAGGAGCCCGAGATCTTCATGAAGACCCCGAACCAGACCCGCGTAGGCGGTGGAAGCGATGCGATGGATGGCGACTTCGAGACGGACGCCATCGAGCACAAACTGCGCCACGTGTTTGGCGGGACGCGCATGGATCCGAAGATGACCGTTGGAAGCAACGGTTCGGGTTCGTAACCCCCATCCCCTGACCCCTTCCCCCAAATCGAAGAACAGATTTGGGGGAAGGGGAAGTGAGTAGAGATGACCTTCACATACGACCCAACGAGCGACATCGGCAAGGTGCGAATGATGATCCCTGACCGTGTGGGGAGCGACGCGCTCCTGACGGATGAGGAGATCGAAGCGTACCTGGACATGAACGGTGACGATGTACGCTATGCGGCGGCAGATGCGCTGGACATGATCGCCAGTGACCAGGCGTTGACGTTGAAGGTCATCACGCTGATGGACCTGAGAACCGATGGTCGGGCAACGGCACAGTCACTGATGGAGCGCGCCGATAAACTGCGGACCTTGGCCGATAACGAGGATGCGGCGGCGGAAGCGGAGGATGGCGGCCTGCTTGACTATGGCGAGATGGTGGTCGATGAGTTCACCAAACGCGAGCGCGTTTTGAAACAGGCTGAGCGTGAAGACTTGTAACCACAAAGGAACACAAAGGTGACTTCGAGAATTGTGCATCCACGAATGATGGAGTACTTGCAACGTGATTTTTTCACGCAATTGTGCGCGTTGAAGAAACCAACGAAAAGCCAGGACTCGACGGGCGCGGAGAAGGTGACGCATGACGTGAAGCCAGGTTACGAGGCGATCCCTTGTCGTGTAGGACCTGCTGGAGGCGGCGAGCGGCGCGGCAACAATTACACGTATCTGGACGCAACACACCGCATCGTCCTGAAAGGCCAATTCCATGATCTCACGGAAGAATGGCTGGCGGAGGTGGATGGGCAGGAATATCAGATCCTGTTGGCGGCAAAGGATGCGGAAGGGATCATGACAAGGTTGGAAACGAGGATTGTGAGATGAGCGATGATGGTGTGATCGTTGGCAAGGCAGAGTTGATCGCAAAATTTCGACGCATGGAGGAGGCGGTGCGCGGGCAGGCTTTGGCGAATACGCTCATGTCTGGGCTGGTGGTGATCGGGAACGCGGCGAAGAGGAAGGTGAAGTCGCAGGGACTGATCAAGACGAGGACATTGATCCGCTCGATCCATGAGGAGATCATTTCGCAGAGCGGAGACCGCGCGGAGGGGCAGATCGGGACGAATCTGGAGTATGCGGCAATCCACGAGTTTGGCGGCGTGGTCAAGCCGAAGACATCGAAGTACCTGGCGATCCCTGTGGGAAGTTACACAGGAAGCCCGCGGACACATGCAGACCTGAAGCTTCGCAAGACGGTGAAAGGAAACCTGGTGATGGTGGACGCGAGCGGGAAGGTGCAGTATGTGCTGAAGAAAAGCGTGGAGATTCCCGCGAGGCCATACATGCGGCCTGCCTTCGATGAGAAGCAGGGCAAGGCGCAAGAAACGATGGCGAGCAGTTTTCGGACGCTGGTGACGAAGGCGGCGGTCGAATAAAACCCCACCCCCGACCCCCTCCCCAAACGAGTACGTTTGGAGAGGGGAGATAGAGGAAGAATGTTTGTTGAGGACTTATTTTCTTTTTTGAGCGACCAGGCAACAGACGCGGCGAGCAGAATTTATCCGAATGAGTTGCCGCAGAACGCAACGATGCCTGCCGTCAAATATTTTCAGGTGAGCGACCCGCCAGAGCACACTCACGATGGCAGGAGCGAATTGCGACACCCGCGCTGGCAGTTGGATTGTTTCGCGGAGACGTATCTGGCGGCGCACGCGCTGGCTGAGCAGGTGGTCACTGCACTGGATGGATACAGGGGACAGATAGGGCAGTCCACATGCGGCGCAGGGTTTGCCGAAGATGAACGCGATAACCATGATCCAGAGACGGGGCGGCACTGGGTGAGCGTGGACATCGAGATTTGGTATTCGTAGGTCAGTTTTCAGTGATCGGTGATCAGTCATCAGTGAAAGGAGTGAGCATGGCGAAGAAGAGAGAAACCCCACCCCCGCCCCCTCCCCAAATCAAAGAACACGATTTGGAGAGGGGAGAAGCGCACGAGATGTTGAGAAAGTTGAAAGAGCCTGCGTACTTAGTTGGGACGTGGGCGGGGTTGCGGCAGTATCGGTGTCTGTCGTGCGAGTTCGATACGCTGGATGAGAATGCGATGTTCGAGCATATCGAGGCGCACAGGCTGGGGACGGTAAATCAACCACCCGCTGACCCCACCCCTAGCCCCTCCCCAAATGCAACGAGCGCATTTGGAGAGGGGGATGATGCGGAGGTGTTCGAGGTCGAGCTGAGGGAGATCGGTTCGACGGTTGATGAGCAAGGCAATGAGCACAAGACATTCACAGTAAAGGAGTAGACCATGGCAAGAACAAGTATTACCAAGAGCACGTTGCAGGGTCCGTATCCGACCCTTCCCGTGACCGCCAACCTGCTGGACTTGACGTTCGAGGCGGCGGATGTGGCGAACAAGAACCAGTTTGCGGGAGCGGGTGACGACATCCTGGTGGCCTGGAACACGGGCGCGAGCGCGTACACCGTTACGTTCACTTCGGTGGCAGACGATAAGAAGCGCACGGGAGATGTCACCACTTATTCCATCGGCGCGAGCGAGATCGCGGCGTTCCGCTTCAAGGACGCGGGATGGAAGCAAAGCGACGGCAAGATCTATGTCGAAGCCGAGAACGCGGCTGTGAAGTTTGCGGTGATGGCGCTCTAACCCCACCCCCGACCCCTCTCCATTTGCAAAGAACGCAAATGGAGAGGGGAGAAAAACAAGGAGATGAAACATGACACAAGCACTTTCGTCCTTTGGGACTTTTGTGAAGATGGGCGATGGGGGATCGCCTGAAACGTTTACCACTGTTGCCGAGGTGGGCGACATTGACCTGCCAGGGATCAAGCAACTCACAGAAGAGGTGACGAGCCATGACAGCGGCGGGTGGGATGAGCATATCGGAATCCTGTTGAGCGGCGGCGAACCGAAGTTTCCGATCAACTGGGTTCCAACCCACGCGACGCACGACGAGACAACGGGCATGCTGGCGGCCATCCTGAACAAGACCAGGAAGAACTGGAAGATCGTGCTGCCGAACAGCATCAAAACGTTTTCGTTCACTGCCATGTTGACGGAATTCAAACCGAAAGCGGCTGTGAAGGGGAAACTGGCCGCTGACATTACGCTGAAGATCAGCGGCGCGGTGACGGTTAGTTAGTCTCGTAGTCGTTGGTCTGATAGTCGGATCGTCGAAGACCCCTATCCCCCTGCCCCTTTCCCCATCCGAAAAAGCACGGATGGAGAAAGGGGAGATGAAGAGGAAACATGGAAGAGCAGAAAAAGTTTTTGAGCGTTGAAGAAATCCTGAGCGCGGATGATATTCCGAGCTGCGATGAGTATGTGCCCGAGTGGGGGGGATGGGTGCATCTCGTTGGCCTGGACGGGCGCGAGGCGTCGCAGTTCAGCAAGCGGATGGTGAGGATCGTCAACGGGAAGCCAGTGGCGCAGGGGCTGGACAATTTCATGGCGAAGTTGCTGGCAGATACGATCCGAGATCCGCAGACCAACCAGCGCATGTTTACGGTGGAGCAGGTGGAAGCGCTCGGAAGGAAGAGCGCGATGGTGTTGAAGAGGCTGGCGGCCAAGGCTTCTGAATTAAGCGGGATGAGCGAAGAAGCCAACGAGGCCGCGGAAAAAAACTCCGAGACCCCAGACGGCGATTCGCCTACCGATTAGCGCTGGCGCTGGGGCAACCAAACGTGGACCGAATGCTGGCGAGGATGACAGGCCAGCAGTTGCTCGAATGGTCGGTGTATGCGGAGATGGAGCCGTTCGGCGAGGAACGGGCTGACCTGCGGATGGGCATCCTGGCGGCGGCAACGGTGAACGCGATGACGCGGACGAAGGAGAGCGACCCTGTTGCGAAGCCTGAGGATTTTTTGCCGAGGTTTGGCCCCACCCCCGACCCCTCCCCAAATTCAGAGAACGAATTTGGAGAGGGGGGTGAAGAGGATGAAGACGCCGAGATGAGGAAGAAGATGGAGATCGCGATGAAGGTGGATGCGTATTTCTCGGCTTTGGCAGCGGCGAAGAAGACCTAACCCCTAGACCCCACCCCTAGCCCCTCCCCATCGGGAAAAACACCCGATGGAGAGGGGATGAAAAGTGAAAACTATGACAACGATTGCGACACTGGCAGTAAAACTGATTGCGGATGCGGCGGCTTTTACGCAGGCCATGGATGCGGCGGAACGAACGACGCAGACATGGTCTGGACGCGTCAGCCAGAGCATGAAGAGTGTGGGCGGGGACATTACGAATCTGGGGATGAAGGCAACCACGTTTCTAACCCTGCCGATGGCGGTGGCAGGGATGGCGGCGATCAACTATGCGAGCGACCTGGAGGAAACGAAGAATAAGGTCATGGTCGTTTTTGGGGAGATGTCTGGAGGCGTGCTGGATTGGAGCACGACATCAGCGCAGGCGATGGGGATGAGCCAGAACACAGCACTCTCGGCGGCGGGAACGTTTGGCAACCTGTTTACTACGATGGGGCTGGGGCAGGATGCTTCGGCGGATATGTCCATGGGGCTGGTGCAGTTGGCGAGCGACCTGGCTTCGTTCAACAACATGGACCCGACCGAGGTGTTAGAGAAACTGCGTTCGGGGTTGGTGGGGGAGGTGGAACCGCTGAGGACATTGGGTATCAACTTAAGCCAGACGGCGGTGGAAGCGAAGGCGATGGAGATGGGACTGGCGGGAGCGGATGGTTCGCTCACCGCGGCCGCTTTGGCACAGGCGCGCTACGCACTTATTCTGGAACAATCGGCAAATGCGGCGGGAGATTTTGCGCGGACATCGGATGGACTGGCCAACCAGCAGAGAATTTTGAAGGCGGAGTTCGAGAATGCGGCGGCGGCGCTGGGGGTGCAGTTGTTGCCGTATGCGTTGCAATTCGTGCAATGGTTGAGCGGACTGATCGAGAAGTTCCAGGCGCTCAGCCCTGAACAGCAGAAATGGATCATTGGAATCGGGGCGGCGCTGGCGATTCTGGGGCCGTTGCTGGTAATCATCGGTACGCTGATTACCGCGCTCGGCGCGATCATCGGGGTGATCGGGGCAATCACTGTGCCTGTGTTGATCGTGATCGCGGTCATTGCGGCGTTGATCGCCATCGGGTATTTGCTGTATCGAGCATGGACAGAAAACTGGGGAGGCATCCAGGAGAAGACGAGGGCGGGGATTGATTTTGTGAAGGGGATATTGCAGGCAGGGATGCAGTTCATGAGCGATTTTACCGCTGGCAAACTGGGGTTCATTTCGCAGGCGTGGCATAACACGTGGGAGTTGATCAAGCTGTGGTTCAACACGGCGGTTGAAAATATCAAGAGCATATTCAGACTATTCTCCCTGGCTTTTCAGGGGGATTGGCATGGGTTCGGCGAGGAACTGCGAAAGATATGGGACCGAAACTGGAAGTTGATCGGGGAAGTGTTGAAGACCGCGTGGAACAACATCAAGATCATTGTGAAGGGAATGATTGACGGCGTCATCAATTTCTTCACGACGACGGACTGGGGTCATCTTGGAAGGATGATCGCAGAGGGAATCGTGAACGGCTTGATGTCCATGGCGAGCTGGGCGCTGAATCAGATCGTCTCGTTTGGGCAGGCGATTGCGGATGTGCTGGCGGGGTTCTTCGGAATCCATTCAGAGTCGAAGTTGATGCACGACTACATTGGCACAAACCTAGCACTCGGGACAATCGGAGGCTGGAACGATACGTTGACGCCGAATGCGTTCACGCCTGCATTGGCAACAGCCACGACAACGGCACTCGACAGCGCGCCCGCCATCAGGTCGAGGAGCGATGCGTTGGCGGAAGGCGGGATCATCATCCAGTTTAGTTATTCGCCCGCGGTCAGCCTGGGGGATCGGTACGAGGCGGAGCAGGTGCTGGCCCCGATGATCGCCGATGCGGTCCGCAGGCGGCTGGAGCAGGAGGCGTAGATGGGTGCGCGATACGGGACCGTCAAATACGGCAGTACGACCTATGGGGCATCCCCGCCGAGCGACCTGGCGTGGGGTCTGGATATTGATTGGGACAATGACGGCAAGTGGAGCGGCGATAACGATGCGTGGAAACTCTCTGCGTTGAGCATCGAGCGCGGGAGGAAGTTTTGGGTGAAGGCCAGCGGGAATGGGTTCGAAACGCAGGAGATCGGGCGATTGGATGGGTTGTGGGAAAACAACGATGGGCGGTACGACCCATACAATACTCTCAGCCCTTTGTATCCAAACATCGAGCCTGGGAGGTTGTTCCGATTGCGAGTGAGGACGCCTGCAGGAAACATTTATCACGTGATGACGGGGATGATCAGCGATATACGACCCGATTCATCGAGGGCAAAACGGGCGAGAGTCACGGGCGAGGACGGCATCCGTTTTCTGCGCCAGAATGTTTCGATTGCCGTGCAGGAGGGGTATCGAACAGACGAGGCAATCACAGATATGCTGGCGTCCATTGGGTGGCCCGCGACGTGGGGAAGCGACCTGGACATCGGGGTGGATGTGAGACCGTATTGGTGGGTGGACGGCAGGAGCGCATACAGCGAGATCTTCGACCTGGTGAACAGCGAGCTGGGTCAGTTTTACCTGGCGGCAGACGGGAAGGCGACCTTCCGAAATCGCAACGCGGCTGAGAGCAGTGCGGCCGCGCTGGATGGGACGAACTTCAGGGCGGGAATCGAAGTGGCGCGGCCGTGGGAGATCGTGCGGAATGCCGTGCGGGTGTGGGTGCGCCCGCGGGTGCTGGTTTCGGCGGTTGAAATATGGAGATACCAGGAATTTCCAGCCCTTGCGGCAGGGGCGACGCTCGAGATCTGGGCAGATTTCACATACAACAATAACAGCGTGCCAGCAAAAACGGTCACGACCCCCGCGGCGACCACTGATTACACGGCGAACAGCCAGAGCGACGGGTTGGGGACAGACTTGACAGCCGATATTTCGATCACGATGACGACCTTCGGCAAGAGCGCCAAGCTGGAGATCAAAAACAATGGAGCGGGCACGGCCTACCTGACGCTGATGAAACTGCGCGGGGATGTGATTGACAGCCCGAATGCAACCTACCAGGAAAAATCTTCGGGGACGAGCATCAACCAAACATTCACGCTGGACCTGCCGTGGATCCAATCTACAACGGTGGCTGTGGCGTTCGTGGATTTCCTTTTGTTGTACCTTTCTGGCCGAGCATTCGTGCGGGTGAAACTCGTGAACCAACCAGACGTTCAATTTGGGATGGATTTGAATTCGCTGGTGGACGTGAGTGTTGCGGACCTTGGTATCGCTGGAACGTATCGTATTGCGTGGATCAAGCACCGATGGCTCAATCGGACGGGCTACCTGGTGGAAACCGAATGGCTGTTGGAGCCGCATCTTTCGCTGAGCGGATCGTATTGGACGTTTCCCACCGAGATCGGCGTCAGTTCCACTTATGGAGTATAGCGAGGCAATATGGATCGAATTATTCAGGCAAAGGATTATGCACAGCGCGAGGGGGCGAGAAGTGTGGTGGAACGGATCGCGAGGCTCTCGGCGCAGATGGTGCGGCGGCGATTGCTGGACACTCCATTTGTGGGCGGCGCGCCCGCGGGGACGCCTGTGCTGGCGGAGGTTGGGGATGGGCAGTGGCGGGCGCGGTGCGAGTGCGGCGGGCTGGAGGCCGTGGACGTGGATGAGCCGATCTTTTATTGTTTCAACTGCGGGAATTTCAAAACGAAGGGGAGGCCGCGGGCGGTGGTGTTTCCGCCGAGGGAGATGATGGAGGAGATCGAGCGATTGCTGCTGGATCGTCCCATGATCGAGGCGGGCGGGACGAACGAGATTGACCGCATGCTGATGAAGCTGCCCGCGCTGGCTGGAATGGTGGATGGCGCACCTGTGGTGATGCGCCGTTCGTGGAAACATGACGAGACGGTGGATGACCTGCGGAGGCAGAATGGGATGATGGAGGCGCTGGAGAAGGCAGGCCCCACCCCTGACCCCTCCCCAAATGAAAGAGCATCATTTGGAGAGGGGAATACGCAGAAGGAAGGTGAGTGATGGCTGTTTATACAGAACCGCCTGAGGTAGTGACAGGGCAGACGATGACGGCAACGAACTGGAATTCGTGGGTGAGGACGAATTTCCAGGCGGTATGGGTATGGACGACGGCGGGCGATATTGCGTATGCGAGCGCGGCGAATCAATTATCGCGGCTGGGGATCGGGGGTGTTGGAGCGCTGCTACTTTCGACGGGAAGCGCGCCCGCGTGGCTGGCGTTGGGTACGGCTGGACAGGCGTTGAGATCTGATGGGACGAACTCTGCATGGGGGGGGATGCGTGGGGCAAGTGTCAAACGGACAACGAATCAATCCATTGCGACATCATCGTATACAGCCATATCATGGAACAGCGAAGTACTGGATACGGCCGCATTCTATGCCAGCGGCAGTCCGACGAGGTTCACGATCCCGCGCACCAGCAATTTCCTGATCGGTGCAAAGGCCGAGTTTGCCGCGTTCGGTTACACGGGCTATGGCGAACTGAAAATCTATAAGAACGGGAGCAGTGTGTACCTGGAAGATTCTGCGTATTCTGTTGCGGCGGGGGGGGTGGCAGTGCGGTTGAACACCATCGGGTTGCTGGCGGCGAGCGCGGGAGATTATTTCGAGGCTTATGTCTGGCAGAACACTGGCGATACAGTTAATCTTTCTGCGAATCGGTGTTTTTTCTACATCATTGATGTTGGGCCGTAGGAGCGTATGAATTCCCACCTGCGTGTGATCCTTTTTGTTTTGTGCGCGGTTGCATCCGTCCTGTTGTTGGCCCCCCTTCCGAACAGCGATCGGAACGGAGCATACAACACTATCAGCAGGCTGATGTGGTGCAAGACGGAGAGCGCGTGCCTGCATGAGATCGGCCATCGGCTGGATCAGGAAGCGGGATGGGTGAGCCACCAGAAAGAATTCGGCGAGGCGGCGAAGACGTACATGCTGGTGGAGTTTGCAGGCGGACATCCGAGTGAACTGGCGAAGAGGATCATCAACCTGCCAGGCGCATTCACATGGGATGGTTATTTCGGGGATAGGCCTGCAGAGATTTATGCGACGGCGTTCGAGTATTCAGGCGGGCACCGAGATGCGATGCCTGAGATTTTTCAAGAATTCTACGATTGGGATCGGGCGGAGACGCTCGTCCAGAAAATGCGAGGTGAGAAATGAGTTCGGTTTATCCTAGTGCGTTGGATTCGTTCATGTCCAATACAGATGGCGTGGATGACAACCTGGCCGCAGACGTCAATGAGTTGCAGGATGGGATTGTGGCTGTGCAGGGAGAGTTGGGCACGGACCCTGCGGGTACATATTCGACCGTTAAAGATCGTCTGGATGGAATAGACGATACTCTTGGTGCGGACCCCGCTGGGAGTTACGCGACGGTTGAGGCTCGACTGGACGCTCTGCCAGCGTTTGTAGATGTAACGGCCTTTACGCCAGCATTGGAAGGCATGACCTCTGCTGGCGAAGGTACATACACAACCCAAGTTGGGTACTATAGCAGATTGGGAAATATTGTTTTTTTCGAGATTTCGCTGAATTGGACTGCCCATACAGGAACTGGGAACATGAAAATAACTGGGTTGCCATTTACGAGTCAAAATATTGGCGACTATACTTCCGTCACGGTCACCTGGAACAATATCACCTTGCCAGCAGGCGACAAAATTATAGCCGTTATTCCTGCCAATGCCAGTATTATTAATATATATTCGATTGGTAGCGGGTCACTGGCTCCAATCGCAATGGAAAGCGTTGGCATTTTACGGTTTTCTGGTTTTTATTTTGTGTGATTCAAGGTGATCGTCGTTGTCGACGTATAACAAACTGGATACTGCGTCTATAGAGTGGTGCCCCCACCCAGATGCGGCCGCCATGTCCCTGCACCGCAAGGCGGCAGAAGGCCAGTCCAACGCCCAGCCCGCCGGGTGTGTTCTTTCCGCGCAGGCGGGTGAATTTATCGAAGATGCGTTCGCGGTCTGCGGGTGGGACGCCCGGACCGTTATCGCGTATCCAGAATTGCAGCCACTCGCCATCTCTTTTCGCGCCGACTTCGA